GCTGCTTCAGCCGCCGCTATGGCCTGCTGTGCCGCAGCGACATCGGACGCTATTGCCTGCTCGAGCGCCGCCTTCGTCAGCGACGCCGCTGCTGCATCGAGCCCCTGCAGCCCGGCGGCCGTCTTGGCCAACGTCGCAGAGTCCTGGCCGGCCAGGGCGGCATTGACCTGTGCGGTGTATAGGACATTCGGATCGCGGCCGGCGGCGGTGTAACGCGCCGCCATGGCGTCGATCTCGGTGCGAATCTGGACAATGGTGTTGACCAGATCCAGGCCCATCGCCGCCCGCAGCTTGGCGTCGTAGTCGGCCGCATCGGCAGCGATCTGCGCCGCGGCGGCAAGCCTCTCGGCAGCCGCAGCCGCGTCCTGTGCCGCCTGGGCAGCCTGCAGCGCGGCGTCGACAAACGACGACGCGACGCTGTCCAGACCACGGAGTTCCGCGGCGCCACGGGCCAGGGCGTCAGCGTCCAGGCCGTCAATGATCGACTTGACCTGCGCGGCATACAGCGCCGCCGGGTCCTTGCCGGCGCTACGATACGCGTCGGCGTTCGCCGCAATCGTGTTGCTCAGTTCGATGATCTGCGTGACCCAGCCGGTCCCTGTCGCCTCGCGCATCTGAGCTTCGTAGGATGCCGCGGCGTTGGCCTTCGCCGTCGCCTTGGCCGCGTCAAGCGCGGCCTGGGCGAACAACTTCGCAACCGGGTCGAGGTCGCCGATGGCAACGACGACGCGCTCCAGCGTGTCGAGGTCCAAGCTCTTGAACAGCGCGGTCATCTGCGCCGCATAGAGCTCGTTCGGGTCGCGGCCGACCTTCAGGTAGTCCAGCGCGTTGGCGTTCCAGTTGCCCCGGATCGCCATGGCGCTGTTGACAGCCTGCGTCACCGGCGACCGGCCCTGCGCCTCGGCTAACAGAGCGTCGTAGCTGTCGCGCAGGCTCTGCCGGATCTTCTCCGCGGCCTCGGCCTGCTTGGTCGCAAGGACGTCCGTCGCAAGGCCGAGTTCGGTGGCGCGGGCGATGGCGTCGTTATAGGTCTTGTTCGACGCGGCGATGGCCTGGTCCAGCGCGCTGATCTGTTCAGCCGCGCCGGTCAGCGGCTTATAGACTTCAAAGAGCCACTGCAGGTCGCTGGCAATCTTCTGGATGTTGCCGCCGCCCTTGCTGATGACCTGCAGCGCATCAGCAGTCGACAGCGCCTCGCCGTAGGCAGCCGTCAACTCCGCCGCGCCCTTGAGCGCAGCGACGACAGCCTCAATCGACCCAGTCTGCACGGCCGCATCGTAGATCGCACGCGTGGCCGGGTTGCGATCCGGGTTCAGCGCGTCGGACCCGAACGTCGTCACCAGGTCTTTCGTCTGGCTCAGCAAGCTCATCGCAAAGTCGACGTTGCTGCCGCTTGCATCGAGGATGCGACGCTCCACGTCCGCGAGGTTCGGCGACGACTGAAACGACTGCAGGATCGCCTTGCCGATCAGGTCGGCCAGCGCCTGGTTGTTTCCTACGCCGGCCGTGCCAACGAGGTTGCCGTTCAGCATCACTCGGCTCGGGTCGCGCTGGCCGAGCTCGAAACCGAGCACGCCGGACGCCTTGGCGCCGCGCAGCAGCGTCTCAAGCTGCGTCGTGGTGTCCTTGACCAGCGTCACCATCTGATCGCGAGCGCCAGCCGTCGCGCCGGTCTCCTTGCCGCTGTTCTCGAGGTTCACGACGCCGGTCGACAGGTTGATGTTCGCGCCCGCGGCCGCGTTGGACTGCTTCGGGCCCGGCATCAGCATGCTGGCGATGATCAGCGCGGCGGCCACATACGGCGCCCAGGCCGCGGTTGCGGCCGCAGCGGTGCCTACGGCGCCCGCAAGCATGCCGCCAGCGCCCGTGGCTCCCGATGCCACGGCAAGGCCAGCAGCGCCGCCCACGGCGCCCACAGCGCCGCCTGCAGCCTGCGTGTAGCCCTTCGCGCCGCCAGTCTGCAGGCCGCTGTAGACGCCGTAGGCACCGCCGGCGATGGACAGCGCGCCGGCGCCAGCCTGCAGGGCCGACACGCCGCCGTAGACGTTGTAGTTCGCGGCGGTGTCGACGAGCCCGAGCCCCGTGTTGGCCTGGTAGCCGGGCGCGTAGATGCTGCCCACGCCGCCGGTCACGCTGCCGCCGGAGAAGGACGGCCAGCCGCCCATCAGCGTCCGGCCGGCAAGCGCCGTGCTGGCGCTGTCCGTGCTGCTGCTGCCGCCATTCGTGGCGGCTCCGGCTGCCGCAGTTCCGCCAACCCGGGTAAACAGGTCGTAGATGGTGCCGTTATTGCTGCCCGTCGCCCAATTCTTGATCGGGTTGATCACCGCCAGCTTGATCGCAAGCTGGATGATCTCGCTCAGGACAGCCTTGGCAATGTCCTTGAACTTGATCGCGCTGATGCTGCCGTTGGCGAAAGCCTCGGTGATCGCAGACCCGATGCGGTCGAACGCCTGCGAGCCGAAGTTGCTCAACTCGTTGTACAGGTCGTTCTGCCGCTCAAGCGTGGTGTTTGCATCGGCGATCTGACGCGCGTTCTGGATGCGGCGCTGGGCGAGTTCGGTGTCGGCGGCGCGCTCGTCACCGTTCGACTCGCTGATGATCCTCTGCCGCTCCCGCAAAGCAGCGAGTTCGCGGTTGCGCTCATCGACACTGGCACCCACCAGTTCAACCTGGCGCTCAAGCATAGCGATCTCGTCTGCCTGCTGCCGGATCGCTTGGTTGTCCCGAAGACGGCGCTGCGCCTCCAGTTCCTGCGTGCGCCAAAAAACTAGTCGCTCAACGGCGCGCGCGTATTCTTCAGTCCCAGCTGCTGCGAATCGATAAGCGTCGATCGTAGCCTGCGCCGCGATACGAAGATTGTCCGCGCTATCCGCGCCAGTCTCGTACGCATTGGATTGCGCATCCAGCACGCTGATAGAGCGGTTGATCTCCTTAGTGGTCTGCTCAAGTTCTTCGTTCAACCGCCGCTGCACCTCGGCCATCGCTTCAGCCTGCGCAGCCGCGCCGCCGCCAGCCTCACGCATCTGGATCTGCGCCTCGGCCAGGTCGCGCGCGGCGCCATCGCCGGCGCGCGCCGCTTCGGTCTGGTTGCGCAGCGCCCGCAGCGCCTGCTCTGTCGGTCCCACCAGCCCGCGCTCTTGCTCGGCGAGCGACTGCATCGAATCCCGCAGCCGCGCGATGTCCTGCGCCGTCGCCGTAGGGTCGTTGATACCCGCGATCAGCGCCTGCCGCTGCTGCCCGATCGCCTCGCGCTGCGCACCGCGGCCTCCGATGTTCCGGGCCGCCTCGAGCGCGATGTCCAGTTGCGACCGCTGCGGCGCCGCAGCCTCCGGCGCCTGGTTGGCGAGACCCAGGAACTCCCGGACGGAGCGAATCGCGCTCGCAATGCCGCTCACGAACGACGTCACGCGGTCGATCACGAACGCCAGCGCCCGGGCCAGCTTGTCGCCGATCCACTCCACAAGCGGGCTGATCTCGTGCCACAGGCGCGAAGCAGCTTGCGTCAGCTTGTCCCACGCCTCGGCAAGCGGCGTCTTGACCACGCCGTCAGCCGCCCGGCGATAGGCGTCCAGCGTCAGCCGGGCAGCCTCGGTCACACGGCCAGACCGCTCCATGCCCTCGATGGTGTGCAGCAGCCGCTCATCCATCGTGCGCAGGCCGCTCTCGGCCATCTCGCGCGCGGCGGCGGTCGGGCGGTTCAGCGCGTTGGCTAGTTTCTCAGCCGCGGCGGAAACGTCGGTGCCCAAGACCGTTGCCAGCCGTCCGGACAGTTCGACCAACGACTGCAGTTCGGCCGTCGTGCCGCCGAAGTTCCGCGACCCGGCGATCGTCTGCGCCGATGCGCGAGCATCCGCCGTGCTGATCGCGCTATTGCCGGCAGCGCCGATCGCCGCGGCATTGGCAGACTTGGCAAGCGCCTCGTAATCGTTGCGCGTCGCCCGCAGCCGGTTGGACAGCGTAGCGAGGGCGGCGGACTGAGCCTCGGCTACCGCGACTGAACCAACCACCGCGGCGGCAAACGCAGCCACGCCGACGCGGACAGGCGTCAGCACCTGGCGAAGCAACGCCATAGCCTTGCCGATACCGCCGACCGCATCGACAGCCTGCGGGCCCTGTTGGACAAGTGGCAAGAACACGCCGCCGCCAGACGCTAACTGCGTGCCGAGGTCGACGAACTGCGCAGTCAGATTCTGCACTTGGCTGCGCTGTAGGCCGAGCGAGTTGCTTGCCTTCTCAGTCTCTCCGCGCAGCTTCGACTGAAGCGCCGCGGCCTGCGCCATGTTGATCTCGCCGCGCTTCATCGCGGCGGCGATCTGCGCCTCGCCCTCGGCAACCTTCTTCTGCGTCGCGTAGGTCTGATCAAGCGACTGCCGCAGCGATTCAAACGCCCGACGCTCGCGCTCAACCGAGCCCGCCGCTCCATCGTGGCGCGCCTTTGCAGTCTCAAGCAGCCGGTTGTATTCGGCCTGCGAAATCTTGCCGCGCTCAAGCCCCGCGTTCAGCGTCTTCTGGGCGCGCTCATATTCCTGCTGCGCCCGATACGCGTCGTCGAGCGACTTGCGCAGCCGCTCAAAGGCGCCGCCGCTCTCGTTGAGCGTCCGGCGCGTCTTCTCAGTGGCAGTGTTGATGCGCCCGGTCGCCGTCGCAGCCTGGTCGGCAGCGCGCTCCATCTGCTGGGCACCACGGACAAAGCCCGTGGCGTCCATGTCAGACTTGATGACCGTGCGGGCTTCAACGCTTATTGCCACTCTTCCCGCCTCCTTGCGCCGGCGCCTTCGGCTTGTCGCCTGCCTGCACCGACAACCACACGCGGTCGACGTAGAGGATCGCCGACACCTCGCATGGCAACAGGACCCGTCGGGTCATCTGCGACCATGCTTGGATGTCGAGATACGTGAGACCGGCCGGACCGAACGACCCGGGCTGCCTGCCGAGATGGATCTCTCGGAACCAGCCCCAGATGTGCTGCACGGATGCAGGAAGCCCCGGCCCGTCCAACTTGGCCTCAATATCGGCCATGCGCTTCGGGCTGCGCATCATGCCGGACTCTAGCTGTCGCAGCGCGCTCTCTAGCGTGTCGCGCTGCGTGCTGCCGTCGGACTGACGCTTGTCTAGCTCGAACTGGTGCCGAGCATACTCGATCAGTTCGTCGAGTTGCTCGGCGTCCAGTTTCCCAGGTCGGCCGTGAAGTCGTTCACCTGCCGCCGCAGCCACGCCAGCGACGCCATGCTGTAGAGCTCGCGGGCGTTCTCTTCGGTGCACGGGACATCAAGCGGCGCGCCGCTGATGGTCACGAGCGACCACGCCTTCGTCAGCTTCGCCAGGAGGTCCGTCGTCTCGGCCTCGAGTTCCTCGGCCTTGAGCTTCTTCACCTGGCGCTGGATGCGGCGGGTCAGCACAGCGCGCTCATGCTTGCGCGACACCTCGCTGTCAGTCGGCAGCAGGTCGATCCAGGCATCCTCGCCGGTCGCCTTGTTGCGCAGCGGCTGCCCGGTCGTGGGGTTGAGCAGAACCAGTCGACGCGTCTCTTCGACCTGGACTTCCAGGCCACTAAACTTGCTCATCATGTGCCTCTTGCTGGGGAGGTGGGACGCCGGAGCCAGCCCTCCGGCGTCCCGTCTGCGCGCGCAGATGCGCACCGGGTTGTGTGCTGGCCCGGCCTGTTCGCGTGGATGGTTCCACGCTAACGTTTCGGCCCCGATAAGGAGCCGCTAATGTCAAGGTTTGCCGTGCTTGCCGTCGCCGCGGTGCTGGTCACCGCGTGCGGGGAGGAACCCCGGCCGCAGGTCGATCTCGCGCCGCTGACGCCCGAGCAGCGGGCCGCGTGGCAACGGGATCGCCAGGCTGAAGCCATCTGCGCGGCCCGCGGCGCCATGGTCGGCGCGCAAACATCGGGCCGCAGCGTGCTAGACCTCGATTCGACCGTCGCAGAACTGCACACGAGGAACGTGTGTATTCGTGCGTATAATGCGACGGGAATACTTCCGACTTACTAGCTGGCCGTGTCGCAAACGCGAATAGTCGTCGTTTCGACGCCGGCAGTAGAACCGTTATATTTCAACGCGGTGAACGGCATCGAGATACCGATTTCCGATTCGCCGGACACCGTGGCGCTCGCGCCGCCGACCTTGATGCGCGGCAGATAGATGGACACCGCGTCCGCCGCGTCAGCAGTCGACGCGGCGAGATAGGCGAGCACCTCGACCTCGGTCTCGTTGCGGAAGTAGTCAATGAAGGTCGCGCTCTCGAGCATGGCGTTGATGGTGCCGGACACCACAGCGCGACCGAGGAACACCTCCGGGCTGAAGTTCTGGCCAACGACCTGCCTGGTGGACGGAGACCGCTGCAACTGAATGTTCAGGCCAGTCACGACGCCCACCGCGCTGCCGCCGACGCGCAGCACGCCGTTGACCGCGGCCAGCACGCCGGTCGTCGTCTCGGCGGACGGAGACACGAAGTAGGGCGCATTGCTGGACGAGAACGTGGTCATGTCGCGGCCCATGATCGGGATCGCGATGGTGCTGATGCCTGTTGCCGGGAGGTCGATCGTGTAGCCGCCCACACGGCATTCCGTGAAGAGCTCGGCGAAGTCGAGATCGGTGTAATACCGCTCGATGGCGTACTTCGGTGTCACGAACCCGCTGGACGGCACGTAGGTCGACTTGCCGGGGCGCGAGACTCCAAAAGTCGTGTCAGCAACCGCGTCCGTGGTTGGCGCCGGATACACGGAGAGCACGCGGTTCTGCGTGCCGGAGAACCCGGTGATCAGGAAGTTCTTGCTGTTGTTCGCCGTCGCGGCCAACCCGGTGAAACGGATAATGTCGCCAACGCGGAAGCCGTCCGTCACCGGGTTGCCGCCGGCGAAGGTGAAGGTGCCAGTGCTGGACGACACGACGGACGTGTAATCCGACTGCGTCTTGCTGATCGTCGCGCCCGCAGTGTCCTCGTGCGCGGCGACAAGCAGATTGAAGTACGTCAGCGGCGAGAACTCGCCGTTGATCGTGCCGGTGACGGAACGCGCGCCGTGCCGAAAATCGACGACCTGGCGGTCGCTGCGATTCTCCGCCGACTGGTACGTGTCCTTGGTAAGCGCCAGATCGAACGTCGTGCGCCGCAGGATCTGCGCAGAGTCCGTGCCCGGCGCCTGATCCTGAGTGTTCGACGTGATCGCGCCAGAGCTGTACTGACGCACAGACAATCTGACCGCGGTTGCCCTCGCGAGCGCCATATGGAGGCTCCATCTTTCGGGATGCGGCGTCTCACGACGCTGCGCGCCTTGCCCAAGGGCGACGGGGCATCAGAGCCGACGGGATGTCAGCCCTGGAATCGATAGGTGAAAGCGGCGACCGCGCTGCGATCCCACCACAGGCCATCCTCTGACGGCCCAGGCATCGGATAGACAGCGTCGCCAATGAAAGAGAGCGCGCCAGACACACGCGACCGAAACACGTCGAGTGCATCGTCCATCAGCGACAGCGACGTCGCCTCACCGGAGCCGGCAGCCGCGTGCACCGTGATCAGCACGCGCCCCGAGAGCAGACGCTCATTCGCGCGCTGGCCGGCTCCGAACGCCGTGAGGCGCTCAACGAGGAACTGCACGTCCAACTCGACCCACACAGGATTGGCGCCGGGCTGCGGCATCTGGTCCAGCGAATTGGACCGCCACAGCACGTCATACGTCGTTCCGTGCGGCCAGTAAGCCGTCCACATCGCTTGCACGGCGGCGATTGCTGCGGCGTGCGCCATCAGATCGGCTTCACCGCAATCGTTGGGTAACGCATCGGCTCAGCCTTTCCGCCGCGCTTCTTCGCCGCGGCTACGACGGCCGTGTCGCCGGCGATCGTGCGATAAGTGAAGCTGACCTTGGCGACCTCGCGATACAGCGCACGAAGGTCCAAAGCGACGTGCGCCACGAGGCCGAAGCCCTTGGCACTGAAGTTCTCCACGCGCTCGAGATACCGCGCATAAATCACGGTCGGCATAATCTCGATAGAATGTGCACCGTGCGGCACGCCTTCCGGGTCAACCTCGGCGTCATCGGCGAAGACCGCAATGGACTTCTTCCAATCGCCATGGACCTGCGGCCCGGCGTCGCGAAGCAGCCGAACCGCCTCGTGTGCGATCTCGCGCGAGTAGTCCCATTCCAGAAGAATCGTGCTGTCAGGCTTGGCGGAGGCAAACGGCGCGTCCTCGCGACCGTCTACATACTGCGTCAGCAGCGGAGCGATGCCGGCGCGCTGCGACTGTTCGCGGATGACGCGCGCCTTGTGGAAGACAGCGGCCTCGACCAAAGCGCGCCGGGCTGCGGTTTCGTTCAGCTTGCCAGCCTCGACGCGCACGCGCGCCGTGAACGCTTCAAACGCCGACGGCCGCGCCATCAGGCCGCCAGTTCCGCCGCGGCATCCACCGCCGGGAACTCCCGCAACGCCGATCCCGGCGTCGCATTGACGATCGCCACGCCAGCGGCCTCGGCGTCCTTGCGCCAGCCACGAAACGCCGGCAGCCAATCCTTCGCCATGCGCGCTTCGTCCTGGGCGCTATAGGCGTCGTGGAAGTGCGAGCGCCCGGCGCTCATGCGCATGTCGTAGCCCAGCAGGACGACCCTGGAGGCACCGCAGGCGACCGCAAGCGCGATGGCGGTGTGGCCGCTCGAGCGACCCTTGCGAACCGTCTGTGCGCCAGCCTGAAGCGGCGCGTCGGCTTGCAACTCTATGTAGCGCAGCCGTTCGCACTGCTGCGCGGCCATGCGGCTGCCGGTGACCGTGAGACCGGCGCGGTAGTGCACGAGCGCCTGATTGCGGACGAACCACGTGTCATCCCAGAAATACAGGACGTCCGCGGCCGGATACGCCTTGATCGCCTCGTTGACCGCGATGACGCGCTTGCCGGCGAGGCTGGCGAAATCGAAGTCCAGCAGGCTCGGGCCGCCGGCGAGGCAGAAGACGGTGGCGCCTGTGAAGATAGGCGCGGGGCGCCAGAATGGAGGCATCAGACCCCGCCTCGCACCCACAACTCATAGGCCAACACGTCGCTGCCGAGCAGCTTCGCGTCGCAGCCCTGCACCGCCCAGCTCTTGCTGTCGATGACGATGAAATCCCCGGACCGCGGCGGCGCAGGCCACGAGGCTGCGGCAATCTCGGCATTGCTGATCACGACGCGGATGTCGCCCTGCCGCACGGCGCCCTGAATCTTGTCAGGGTCGAAGTTCTGCGTAACGCCGTAGACGGTGACCGAAGTAAACGTCGCCGTCCCGGTCCGCCGCTGCAGCGTCATCGCGCGGCCGTAGCGCGTCAGAGCGGCGGCGACCTTGGCGGCGGGTGACATTAGACGGAGAACACCATGTAAGGCTGGATCAGCATGTCGACGTCCGCCGGCAGGCCGCTCGCGGTCGCAGCCTTGTTCGGGTCAAAGTAGCTGGTATCGATGACGTCAAGGATGCGCTCGCTGCGCAGCGCTGGATCGCGTCCGCGCCCCGCATACGCCGAGCCGATCAGAAGGATGCACGCGCGCGCCAGGTCGGACGGGGCGCCAGCCGGCAGCGTGTAGCCGGCGGCGTAAGTGATCACCACCTTGCCAGGTGCCCAGCACTCGCGCGCGTCATCGGTCAGCCTGTAGAGCAGGCTGCCGTCAACCTCGTATTCATCGGTGTCCAGCGTCACTCCGTCGACCACGACGCTGGAAATAGTCACGTCAATGTCGCGGTCTAGGATGATGCACAGGCGATAGGTGCTCAGCCGCTCCGTCTGCACCACCGTCTCGCGGCCGAAGTGATCGCGCCCGCACGCCTTCGCCAGCGCCAGAGACGCCGGCGAGATAAGGCTGGTCAAGTGCGTGTCGTCGGTGGTTGCCGTGATCGCGAGCTCGCTTTTGACCGCAGCCAGCGTGGTCAACAGCGTGCTCGAGGCGGCGACGGAAACGGTGAGCATGGCCCTGCTTTCGAGCGTTAGCTGAACGGGCGCAGGATGAGATAAAGCGTGCGGTCAGACGCCTGTGAAACAGCGGTGCCAGAAACTCCACCTTGCTCGCGCCGGATTGCAGTGTTGTAGCTCATCGCTTTGCGCCTTCCACCAAGGGATTCGGATGCGCCGAGTGATCGTACCGCGCTTCGATCTCGGCTGCCGTCGGGATGTCGCGCGGCTCGAAACTCACCGCGGCCGACCCGTCCGGCTGCGGCTCAATGGTGACGTGCACGCCGTCGTAACCGTAGAGCCTGCGCTCCTCCGGCTCGAGAGCGTCCAGCAGCGTTGACGTGTCGGCAGTGCCTAACTTGATGCCGCGCGCTGCCGCATAGCCGAGCCAGAACTCCAGGCACGCCCGGCCCTTTTCCGCGTCATGGGCGTTCGGGTACGTGTAGTCCGCGCCGAACACCGAGATCCGCTGCACGCCGAGATAGATGGCGTAAGCGACCGCATAGGCCGCCGTGTTGTTGAAGTACGCGTAGCCCAGGGCGTTGATGACGTCCTGCAACGGGAACGCCACCAGCCCAGGATAGCCGTCGCGCACGGTCGACGTGTAGATCGGGCCCGGGTGGCTTCGCATCCACTCGACCATGGCGGCGATGTTCGACTCTGGCTTTGCCGCCGCACGCGTTTCCTGCACCGCAACGTCGTCCATGTGGAATATACGATCACACTGGACGACGTCGCCGAGCGCGTTGATGGCCCAGACCTCATCGGCAAAGCGGCGCCGGGCGCCCAGCCGTTTGACGAGATCCACGTAAGCATTGAGGCTCGGCCCTAGCCCGAGAATGGCGACGTGCTGGATCGCCATTCGGCTCAGGCCGCCGGAGCGTGCGCCGGGCTGCTCAGAACCGCGGTGACGGACACCGGGGTCCCCGCGGTCGCCGTGCTGTAGACGCTGGCGCTGACGTACCGCTTCATGCCGCGGTAGCCGATCGACTTGGC